AGTTGACTGTGTATCAGAAATAACAAGGTTCCCCATGGCAGCGTACGATGACCAATTTGATGCAGCAACACAAGCTCTAGCAAGGTTTATGAAGATACCGATGATAGGCACTGCTTTACCTCATGGGGTAGGCAAGGCTGGTTACTACAACAGGAGTTGGTCAGAATGATAGAATGTCAAGAGTGTGGAACTATACCGACACGCTATTTTGAGTACTCCCATTTATATCTGTGTATAGAATGTGCAGATATGTATGGAGAAGAGTGGGAAGATGGATTACATGAGGAGGAGTAATGATCTGTAACGACTGTAACGCTGATGCACCTAAATATTTCCTTGGTTCTGGCAACAACCTTGTTTGTCAATCTTGCTATTGTGTGGATGATCCAAAAACATATGAAGCTGAGAAGCCTATCATATTCCTTGATGTTGATGGGGTACTCCTTGATACATCACAGGCTATCTTAAAACATATTGATTATCGTTATATGGGCCAAGCTACAGAGGCAGATATACAGCACTTTGATCTTATATGGTCATTGGGTGTCCCTAAGGCTGACCTTGATGCCATGTGGAGGCAAGTATGGTCTACACCTTTAGTTCCATATGATGGAGCAGAAGACTTTGTAAAAGCACTACGTGCAGAATATAACGTAGCAGCCTTATCCTACAGAAAACGAGGAAACCCAAGGAAAGCAGCTAATAGAGACTTTCCCCAACTTAATTTTCATGGGATATTCCTCCTCCAACCAGGCAATGGAATGAGTAAAGGAGCAATAGTTGACTCCTTAGACGGAGTCTGTGTAGTAGAGGATAATATCCAAAATGCCATCCAAATTGCAGAGAGGTCTGATGCACAAGTCTTACTCCTGGATCGTCCATGGAACCAAAGCTTAGACCTCTCTAAGTTGTATACAAGGGTGTTCTCCTACGATGATATCCTGGACTTACTTGACGTTTGATGATAACATCTCCTACTGGAGGAGAGTAAATGCCACGAAAGAAAGAACTTTTTCCACGAGCACAATTTGCTGAGATAGGTGCGACAGGTTTAAAATCCTTCTCTGGACGTATTGACGAGGAATTCCTTAGACGCTTAAAGGGGCGTAAAGGTGTTGCTACCTACAATGAGATGAGGAGAAATGATCCTATTATAGGAGCAATGTTATTTGCAGTAGAACAGCTTATACAAAATGCTTCTTTGAATATCGTACCTGGAGCTGAAACACTTGAAGGATTGAAGGCAGCTGATCTTGTAGAGACAGCCCTTGACGACATGTCTCAACCCTGGATAGATGTCCTTTCATCAATTTTAACATTCCTGCCCTTTGGTTGGAGTTACCACAACATAGTATTGAAGAAAAGGGAGGGGTTCAATAGGGATCCTCGACGTAATAGTAAATACAATGATGGACTTATTGGATGGAGGAAAATGTCTCTTAGGGGACAAGATTCCCTTGATAGGTGGGAACTAGGACCAAACGGTAGCATCCTGGGTATGTGGCAAAGACCTCCTCCAACCTATGAGGAATTTTTTGTACCTATTTCACATTCTATCCTTTTCCGCACTAAACCTGAAAAAAATAACCCTGAAGGCACAGCAGTACTGAGAAACTCAGTACGTCCTTATTACTTTAAAAAGCATCTAGAAGAAGTTGAAGGGGTAGGTGTAGAAAGAGAACTCACCGGCCTTCCAGTTATGACACCCCCTGAAGGTGTAGATATATGGAATGATAAAGACTCAGATGCAGTCAACGCCAAGAATCAAGCTGAAACCATAGTCCGTAGCATCCGTGTAGACGAGCATCAAGGCATTGTGAAGCCCTTTGGTTGGACATTAGAGCTTCTAGCCTCAGCAGGACAAAGGTCGTTCGATACAAGCGAAATTATAGGTAGATGGGATCAGCGGATTGCAGTCACCTTGCTAGCTGATATGCTTCTTATTGGGCATGAGAAGGTAGGATCCTTTGCCCTCGTGACATCTAAAACTAAGCTTTTTAGTGTTGCAATGGAAGGTTACGCTAAGCAAATAGCCTCTGTTTTCAATAGATTTGCTATTCCCAGGCTCTTACTTGTCAATGGCATGTCAGTAGAGAACCCCCCACAGATGGAATTTGGACCAATAGAAACACCTTCTCTCAAGGAGTTAGGTGAATATGTATCCAAGTTATCAGGTGCAGGGTTCATCCTTGATGAAGACCTTGATAAGTACCTACGACAAGTAGCTAACTTCCCTGAACCTCTTGGTCCTCCAGCAGAAGTAGTTGATGTGTTCAACCCTGATGCTGAAGAGAAGCTAGTTGAAACAGATGAAGAAGGTAATAAGGTTGAGTCTCAGGCATCTGTAAAAAGTAAGCCTGCCCAAGCTCCTGTTAAGGCTGTAAGGGAAGGTGATGTTCAACCTAAAGAAACAGGCACTAAACCTAAAAAATTAGTGAAGAAGTGGATTATGGTACGAGAATGATATGTGGAGAAGGTTTCTCGGGGTATATAGATAGACCTACCAACCTATACGTATCCTCCACTGAAGATGTATCAATATCCCCCAAGGAGATTAAAATGCCAGAAGTTCAATATACAGAAAAAGTTGTCGTAGAAGAAAACGGCAAGTGGTGTGTTATATCAGCAGATAAGTCAAGGAGCTTTGGTTCTTATGACAATGAGGCTGATGCAAATGCTAACTTAAAACAAAAGAAGGAAGGTGACGAAACAAGCCTTACTTCCTTATCAGCAGGAATGACAGTAGATGCAGCTATAGCTATCCTAGGTAAACCTACAGCCTGGCGCAAATATCGTAGTATTTACCAGGATGAAACCTATTCCTCAGATACTATTCAGTACAGGAAGGATGATTCAGACTTATTCCTCAGGTTCAGCAATGGTATCTTAACAAGCTACGACTATGAAGAAGGCATGCTTGTATACAAGTCAGATGAACGTATAGAGGAAAAACTAGATTTTGAAGTAAAGTTTGCCTCCATAGAACCAGACAGACAGATCGTCTATGGCGTAGTAATGGAACCCGATGAAGTAGATACTCATGGCGATATCACCAATGCAGAGGAAATTGAAAAGGCGGCTCATTACTTTATGCAAGAGTCTCAAGTTATGGGAGACAGTCATATCAAGGTAGCAGAAGCATCTCCTGTTGAAAGCTATATTGCCCCTGTAGCCTTTACCTTAGGTGGACAGGAAGTAAAAAAGGGTTCCTGGATTATAGGAACAAAGATTCACGACCAGGCTCTATGGGAAGAGATAAAAAAGGGCGATTACACTGGATATTCTATAGGAGCCTATGTACATAAAAGGCCTGTAGAAGATTCTCAATAACACCACATACTCCCACATAAGGTAATACCTTTTACTTTTAAGGCTTGACAAGGTATAGATCTGTTGTATGATAGTAGGGAGTATTATTATAGAGGTACGATATGCCTAATGAAAAAGCATTACATTCGTTGCACGACATCGCAGCGGTAGAAGTATCTTTTGTGCCTAAGGCAGCGAATAGGCGCAAATTTCTCATCCTCAAAAGTGAAGAGGAACCTTTGGTAAAGGATTCACAAAAACAAGCACCTTTGCCTAACACTAATCCCCAGGAGGGGTCAACAATGGCAGACGCAATTAAAAAGACGGATGCAGATGTTAAAGCACCTGTAGCACCTACACAAGAAGAAGTAGTTAAGGGTGTTATGGATACTTTAGCAACATTACCTGCAGAGGCCGTCAAAAAGATTGCTGGTCTTGCTGGATTTACCAAACCTATTGAACCCGAAAAGGTTAAAAAGGCTGAAATCCTCGCTACTATTCCTGATGAGCATAAGGAAAAATTCGAAGCTCTATGGAAGGCTAATGAGGAACAGGTGAAGAAAGCAGCGACATTAGCAACAGAACTTGCAGCTGAAAAGGATCTCCGAGTTACTAAAGACTTTATATCCAAGGCGGAAACAGAATTTTCTGCTCTACCTGGTAAGTCTGAAGAACTTGGTCCTGTATTAAAGGTTATGAAGGAAGCACTTCCTGAAGAAGCTTTTACTGCAGTAGAAACAATCTTTAAAGCTGCTAATGAATCATTCCTTAGGTCAACGGAGTTCAAAGAAATTGGAGCACCTGGCATAGAGGAAGATTCCGTATACGGTAAATTGGAAGCAACTATCAATGATATGGTAGAAAAGTCAGAAACGCCTCTTACCAAAGAAGCAGCTATGGCTCAGCATCTACTAAGTAATCCTAAGTTGTATGACGATTACCGGAGTGGAGGTTAATCATGGCTTGGGAAATTCCAGGGATGAAGATCTCCATCAGAACTATTACGAACCTTAGTGCTAAACAGTTCTACTTCGTAAAAATGACAGCAGCAGGAGACGTTGCTCTTGCCTCAGCCACAACCGATAAGGTTATTGGTATTCTGCAAAATAAGCCTTCCTCAGGGAAGACTGCAGAAGTCATGGTCAACGGACTGTCTAAAGTTAAAGGCGCAGCCGGGCTAAACGAACTTGATTTAATCGGTTCAGATAGTTCAGGACTAGCTGCCACAAACACAAGTGCTGGTGAATATCTAGTGGGACAAGTAGTTAAAGCTACTGCCAATGCAAACGAACTTGCTACTGTAGCATTCGATTGCAGTAATCCTACTCGTATTTACACGCATACTACATAAAGGGAGGGATCATGCCACAACCAACTCAGAGCGAATCGCATGTAGACGCAGTCCTTTCTAATATATCGGTTGCCTACATTCAAAAACAAGAGCACTTCATCGCATCCAAGGTATTTCCTATAGTGCCTGTTTCTAAACAGACAGATAAGTACTATGTGTATACAAAGAACGACTGGTTCAGGGATGAAGCAGAACGAAGGGCAGATGCTACCGAGAGCGCAGGTAGTGGATACAACCTATCAACAACATCTTATGTATGTGATGTTTTTGCATTGCATAAAGATGTTGGTGACCAAGTTGTAAAGAATTCAGACTCCGTTCTACAACCATTTGCCTCAGCTACGGAATTCATTACTCAAAAGCTCTTGCTTAGGCAAGAAATCCAATGGGTAACAGATGCCTTTACTGATTCAATTTGGGCTACAGATAAGACAGGCGTAACAGACTTTCCAGTTTGGTCCGACTATACCTCATCTGATCCTATTGATGATGTAGAAGCAGGTAAAGAAACCATCCTACAAAGCACAGGCTTTATGCCTAATGTTCTTGTACTTGGTTATCAAGTGTTCCGTAAACTAAAGCATCACCCCGATATCCTTGATAGGATTAAGTATACTACTGCTGCCGTAGTGACAGAACAGTTACTTGCTACTATGTTTGGTGTCGAAAAGATACTCGTTGCCCTGTCAATTAAGGCTACAAACATTGAAGCAGGAACAGCAGCGTATGCATTCACTCACGGTAAACATGCACTTCTAGCGTATGTTAACCCTGCCCCAGCAATGCTGACTCCGTCCGCTGGCTATACCTTTGCATGGCAAGGGATTAGTCAAGGTATCGGTTCCAGCACTGTTATTTCACGTTTCCGTATGGAGAAGCTAAAAGCAGACCGTGTGGAAGGTGAAAAGGCTTGGGACAACAAAATTGTGAGTACGGATCTCGGTTATTTCTTCAGTGGGGCAGTAGCATAAGGAAAGGGGTAGAAGATGTACGAAGTATTAAAGAAATTTGAAGGGCCTGAAGGCAAGGTCTTTAGGCCTGGAGAATTAGTAAATGCGTCGGAATGGAGACTGAAAACGCAACTTGTCGGTCATCGATATATTGCGCTTACTGATCGATCTCCTACCCCACCTTCGCCTGTACTCAAGGTGGAAGCCACAGCAACAGTAGAGCCTGTAGTAGCAGAAAAAGTGATTCCTGATGTAGTAGTACTAAAGGAAGAACCAAAGGTAACTCTAAAAGTAAAGCTACAAGCTGTTGGTAAAAAGACAACAAAGCGTGGTCGTCCACCTCTAGGGAAGAAAGGGCGAGGCTCCAAGGAGGTTAATAAATAATGGGATATAATCAACTATCAAAAGGGACGGTTTTTGCAAAGCGTCTTATTGGTGACATACGAGGCAACCAACGAACAACTCAGTATGACAAGTATGTATACGAGACGTTCAATGCAAAGCCTATTACAGGGACAAAGGCAGCTATCCATACTCCAGCTACTGGAACGGATGGAGACGAGAATGTATTGTTTACTGATCGTAATGCATTTGAGTACCATATTATAGGCTCTCAATCAATTCTCGAGCCTGCATGGGCTGCAACTGGTCTTGACATAGGTTTTGACCAAGCTAACGATGAGGGTGTAGAGATTACATCTGGTGGAATCGTTGCACGAGGACGGAATATCTTTACTGTAGGTACAGATACTGCGTTCTTTCTAAGTGTAACCTTTTCTATTGCAGTTGTCGCTGGTACAGATGATTGTGCTGTAGGATTCCGTAAGGTAGAAGCTTACCAAGCTGCTCTTGACTCATATGATGAGTTTGCTTGTCTAAATGTCATCAGCGGTAACATTACTCAAGAGACAATGCTCAATGGTGATTCAACTATCACAACGGATACCACAAATGATTGGGCAGATGCAGCATCAAAAACACTGACCGTTAGGGTTAGTAGTGCTGGTGTTGTAACTTTCGCAATTGATGGAACAGAACCTACTACTGTAACAGCATACACATTTGATGATACAGAAGTGGTTACTCCATTCATGTATCTGATTAATGCAAGTGGTTCACAAGCAGGAGCTGTTCTTGTTACAGCATGGGAATGTGGATACGCAGGCGCAGCAATTTAAGGCTTTCCGGTAGGGGAGGCTGTCCTTTCCTACCTTTTTCTTTATCATGACTAAAAGCTACGACTCCTCTCTAACAGCTGATAAGGACAAGGTTCGTTTCCTTTCTGGTGACACTGTAGTCACTATGTCACTGGATGACGAGGAAATAGAATGGGTTATCTCAACAGAAGCTAATGTATGGACAGCAGCTGCTGAGTGTATAGATAATATTATCCAAAAGGAACAAAAGGAAGGACTTGAAGAGCTTGAGGTAGGTGAGACAAGGGTACGTTACAAGAAACTAGAGGACTTGAAAAAGAAGTCTGATCGTCTACGCACAAGAGGAGCAGCACATATGTTTCCATCAGCAGGAGGAGTATTCCAAGCAGATACTGATTCTCTAAATGAGAGTACAACAGTAAGGCAACCAGCAATACGTATCGACATGGATACAATTGAAGAGATATCTCATCTAAAGAAAACATAATGGCTATCGCAAACGCACTCAAGAAATTATTTAAACATACTGTAACGATAGAGTCATTTTCTACATCTGATGGCTATAATAAACCTACATATAGTGCAGCAGTAACTTATACAGCAAAGATAGAAGACACCGTGACGATGGTACGTGATGATAATAATGATGAGATAAAAAGTACCAGGAAGATATTCTTGTTTACCCAAACAGTTCCTACGACAAAGGATAGAATTACACTTCCTGCAGGTTATGCCCCTCTAACGCCTAAGATTATAGCTGTACAGACACTTACTGATTTGACTGGTACGAGCCATGTTGTGGTTTATACAGGTCAGGTACAGGAGAATTAGATGTCTGGACAAACACAACATAAGGGCCAACTTATTACTCTTGTAGGTATGGCTAAGATCAACAAACAGTTTGGTCAGTTAAAGAAAAATGGTCCTTCTGCAGTAGATAGAATATTCCAAAAAGAGATGTGGAATATCATTAGACAGGCAAAGAAGAATGTTGGAGTTGATACAGGTAGATTAAGGTCTTCAGGTAGAGTTGGCAAGAAAATAAAGACTCCTACGGGGTTCAACTACAACTTGACTTTTGGTGGTGTTAGTAGAAGTGGAAGTGGTTCAGGTAGGAAAACCAAAACAGGCGGTGTAACACGCTTTATTGCATATGCTGAAGCCCAAGAGTTTGGTTGGACACACTGGAGATCAGGTAAGCCCATAAAGTCTGAGCATCCTTTCTACCTCCGTAATGCTGTTAATGCATCAAAAGACGGTTTAGCAAAACGTATAGGTCAGAAAATTAGGGTTGAGACTTTATTGAGTACAAGGGCTAGATAATGGCAACAGTACTAGATGACATAGCCGTCCACCTACAGACACAGAGTCTGGGTACAATAGGTACAAACCTGTTTAAAGGTTATATGCCTGACACACCTGATGTATGTGTAGCTATCATTGAATTATCTGGGGATAACCCTATAGATACCATGGCTCCATCATTAGGCACAATTAACATAGATAGGCCTGCATTACAAATATTGTGTAGAGCTGGTCAGGATGACTACTCAGCCGCTAGGGTCAAAGCAGAGGCCGCTTACAGGGCTTTGCATAACTTGGTGGATACAACAGTAAATGGCATTCGGTACCTGAATATAGATGCAACAAGACCCCCGGCTCCCATCGACCGGGATGAAAATAGTCGATGGGTGATTGGATTTGAAATCGATGTCTGGAAAGAAGTTAGTACTTGATGGGCAGACAGTGGAAACAATTCGTAACCACATACATTCTGCCCTTAGCATACTTGATGCAGTACTCCAAGATCATGGATGCCTGCATACTGATAAACAAGAGTTAGCAACAATGGGCCGAGGGTCTACACATTGTATCTGCAATGACTGTGGGCACTCATGGGAGGAGAAATGGAAAAGTACACAAGTGGAGTAGAGGATTCTCCTATAGATGTACCTACAGCAGAAATTGCACCAAAGCTGTCTACAAAAAAATCAGCCAAGGTAAAAGGGTACATAGCAGTACGAGGCGTTACTTATAAGGATAAACGGGTAGAGCCTGGTGATATTGTACCTGCAGGAATGCCGGAAAGTGCTATCAAAGGTTGGCTGAAAAAGGGTGCAATCGAGGAAGGTAACTAATGGCATTTAATCACGGTAAAAACGTACGTGTTTACTACAATGAATTTGATATGAGTTCATTTCTCAACAATGTAGATCTTACTGTAGACGTAGATATTCCTGAAACAACCACATATGGTGTAAATGATCGTACCTACATAGGTGGGTTACGCTCAGGGTCAATGAGTCTAGGTGGCTTCTGGGATGGAAGTGCAGATGCTATAGATGAGGAAATTGCTACAAATTTAGGTACAGCAGCTGAAGTTATAACTGTTGCGCCCAGTCTAGCAACACTAGGTAATCCTGTATATATAGGAAGCTCCTTCCTCACAAACTATAGTATAAGTGCTCCAGTAGATGGTATCGTTACAGTATCAACAGATATTCAATGTACAGCTGGTCTTCATGATGGACATTCCCTACACAACCTGGGTGCAGAAACAGTAACAGACTCTGAAACAAGCTTTGATTCTAGTGCAACTGCAACAATAGGCGGAGCAATAGGACATTTACATGTAACTAATGTTACAGGAACTCTTACTGTAAAGGTAGAGGATTCTCCTGATAATGGTTCATGGGCAGACCTTATTACCTTTGTTGCATCGACAAGTGCTGAAGCACAAAGGATTGTCATTACAGGAAATGTAGACAGGTATGTTAAAGTAACATGGACTATTGCAACAGGGCCAGCTACCTTCATGGTTGGTTTTGCGCGACTATAGGAGGAAATTATGGCTTTTGAACATGGAAAACAAACAGTTTTCAAAATTGAGAATTCTTCAGACGCACTGACAAATATTTCAACATACACAAACAATGTGGATTTTGGTAGGGATATTGATGTACCTGAAACTACTACATTTGGTGTAAGTGACAGGACGTATATCATAGGACTGATGGGACATACATTCTCTGCATCAGGTCTATGGGAATCAGCGGTCCTAGATCTAACACTCTCAGGTATTGTGGGTTATGTTAATGCTAGAGATTTCGAATACGGTCCACAAGGTAGTGGGACCGGAGACGTTAAGTATTCAGGTGAGTGCTTTATGTCTAATTACTCTGTAAGTTCACCTGTAGATGGCGTATCTTCTTGGACAGCAGATTTCACTGTGACAGCTGCTGTAACTCGAGGAACGTATTAATTCATTGCTGGGGAAAGGAGGTTTTCGTGGCACACGTTACTATTCCCCTCGATAAAGTCAGAACATTACGTTTTACTATCAATGCCATGCGGGAATTGGAGAAGACTTTTAGTAAGTCAATTATGGCTATCTTCTCTGATTCTCCTGGCCTTGACCACATCACACACCTTGTACATGTAGGTTTGCGTCATGGAGGTGGAGGCGGAAAACGTCTCACTGTAGATGACGTAGGTGACCTTTTACAAGAACATTTCTTGGACCGTGGTAAGGGCATGAAAGAGATCATGGATGACTATGTTCTCGAAGCCATGCGTGAATCAGGGTTCTTACCTAAGGAAGAGGAGGAGGAACCTGAGGAAGTCCCTTTAGCTCCACCCCTGCCCTAACATGGGAAGAATGGTTTGAGGAAACAGAGCCCTTTGCATACGGTGTGTTAGGCCTCCGTCCCTGGGAGTTTGAAAAAATGACTCCCAGGGAATTATCCGCAATGATCCTTGGAAATACTTGGAAGTTGGAAAGAGAACTCCGAGAAAAAGGTTGGGCACTGGTTAATATCATGAATACCTGTGGACAGCTGAAGAAAGGCAGCAAGGTCACTCTCGACAAAGTCGCTCCCCGACAAAATATATCCCCACGTAACAAAATGTACCGTCAATATTTAGGTATGAGGTAGGTAATAATGGCTGTCGGCACAATGGGTCCACTACTAATGAAAATGGGTGTGGACACCCGCGCCTGGTTCAAAGGACTGGGGAAAGCACAACAATCACTTGTTAGCTTTGGTGCTTCGATGCAGGTGGCGGGTGTGCGGATGGCCGCTATATGGGCATCTACGTTTGGTGTTATAGGGGGAGCTTCTTTTAAGTTTGGTAAGGATTTTGAGTCAGCATTTGCTGGTATTAAGAAAACGATAGATGGGACTAAACCACAATTTGCCCAATTGAGGAAGGATATACTTAATATATCAAAGGAGACTCCATTTGCTGCAGCAAAGCTTGCTGACTTTGCTCGTATTGGTGGGCAACTTGGTATACAGATTGACCAATTAAAAGACTTCACAACAGCTCTTTCCATGTTGGGTGTAGCAGCTGTTGAGTTAGACCCTGAGAGAGCAGCAGTTAGTCTTGCTAGGTTAGTTAAGATTACTGGTGAAAAGGCTCCTGATGCATTTACCAGGTTAGGCTCTGTTGTTGCAGAACTTGGTGATAGCCTGGCTACAACAGAAGACAGGATACTTAACTTTTCAGAACGTATTAGTGCTGTAGCAGGTGTATCTAATATAACTGCTGGCTCTATCTTAGGTATTGCTGGTGCATTCTCAGCTGTAGTAAGGGGTGTTGAATCAGGTAGTACAGCTGTTGTAAAAACCTTTGGTGTCATTGAAGAAGCTGTTGCTGGGGGAGGAAAGAAGCTGGATGCTTTTGCTAATATTGCAGGTGTATCTAGTACTAAATTTGCTAAAGCCTGGAAAGATGATGCGGCAGTTGCATTTACATCGTTTATTGAAGGATTGAATAAGCAAGAAAACGTACATAAAGTCCTAGACACATTGGGACTTAGTGCAGTACGAACAAAAATTGCGTTATTGTCTATGGCAGGTGCTGGAAATAGTCTAGCTAAATCATTAGAAAAGGCACGAGAGGAATTTAAATTTCCAGACAAGTTAACTAAAACCTTTGCTGAACAGATGAAAACAGTCAATGCTCAATTAGATAGGTTGATTAACATCCTTGTCCTTTCTGCAATACAAACCTTTGATGCATTCCATGCTGAGATAATGACAATCATTAAAGGAGCTATTGACTTAGCTTTATGGTTATCTAACATAACTAAGTCTTTTGCTGATGTAGGATCTAATGCAAAGTTTGCCGTCATAGGTGTAGCTGCTTTGACGTTAGCATTCTCTACAATGCTTATAATAATGGGGACACTGACAAGTACTGCTTTAGGGCTTGTTGGTGTGTTTTCTGCATTTAGAGCTGGAGGGATGATATCTTCTGTAATTGCTGCGTTAAATGGCCTAGCGGTGTCAACTACTGCAGTAGGAGTAGCAACAACAGCTACAACGGCTGCTACAACTGCAGCAACTGCTGGAATGAGTGGCCTTTCTGTAGCTATGGTTACAGGACCAGCCTCAGCAGCAGCATATACAGCAGCAGTTCAAAAAGCTGCTGCAGCAACAGTTGTATCTACAGCAAAAGCATCGTTAATGGGTACAGCATTTAGAACAGCCGCATCACTTTCTTTAGAACTTGGCTTATCTCTAGGCAAAGTAGTAATAGGAGGCTTAGCAGCTGGTGGTGCCATACTCAAGGTAAAGAATGCAATAACTGAAACTAAGGATCCTATAGCTAAGGCTTCAGAAGGTTTAGGTATATTTGCAGCAGCTTGGGCTGTCTTACCTGATGTAGCCAACTTAGCTCGGAAAACAATTAAAAATATCCTAGCAGCTATGAAGGATGTATTTG